ATGGGATTTAGATAGGTTATCAAGTGATGGAAGTCAAGCACTAGATGACTTGTGTAAAATTATAAATGATGTAGACAAGATAATTAAACCACAAATAAGCAAGAAGGAAGAATAATGCAGGTATTGTACAACGATTGGGACATGATATATAAATTATGGTGTCCACATTGTGACCAATGTTTAGAGTTAGGTCACATGAATTGGAATGCAATACTATGTGAATTTTGCAACAAACAAATAGATAACAAGGAGGAATAATGGCTAACTTATTTAAAGGAGATATAAATTCTTATGAACTATTAGATTTCTTATCTGATAGATTACAAGATGAGTTAAACAGAATTAATACAGAGAAGTCAAGAGGTATTAGTTCATGGAGTGATGAGAGATATGCAAGATATGATGAGCAAAGATATGTTATCAAGCAACATCACAAGTATCTACAATCTTTATACAAAGAGCTAGAGAAAGCAGAGATGTTTGAAGATGTAGCACGAGAGGGAACATGGTAATTATATGATGACTTATGATTCAATAGGTGGTAACATGACAATAGATAACGAAAGAAGTCAAATGAGTTACAAAGTTATTAGTATCTCAATTTATGGTGGTCAAATGGAGTATGAATTTGACACACTTGAACAGGCACAGAGTAAAGTTAGGGAACTAAAAGACCCCAACACTATGTCAGCGTTCATAGTAAAACCCATAGTTGAAACTATAAGTTAAGTAAACAAAAACAAGAGGAGAGGAAATGACTACATGGTATAGCCAATTCATTGGCTTATTTATAATCGCAATCGGAAGTTCTTTATTACTGTATATATTTTTAAGTACAATAGTAGATTTATTGTCAGAGATAAGGAATATAATACGAGTTAACAGATACGAGAGAGGAGAAAACAATGCAAGATATTAAAGAAGTAGAACAAATGTTTGATGAACTGAACACAAAAAATCTACAAAATAGATTAAAAGATATTAAAGGATTACTATATTCAGCACAATCAGAAGTTGAAATGCTTACTAAACAGAGAAAAGTATTAGTAGTACTAGGTTTTAATAGTGGTCTATCAATCATAAAGATTGGAGAGCTACTAGGAATAACAAGACAGAGAGTATATCGCATACTTGATACAACTAACGAGGAGGAATAATGAATAAAGAAACTAAGAAAAAATTACTTGCACCATTTCCAGCAGAGGTAGTACAAGACCCACCGAAGGGTAAGTTCGGGAAGTTCGTAAACCATGCAGTCTATGTTGAACGACTACGCGACTGTGATGTTGACTATGAATGGGAGTTTGAGCCTATCATAATCAATGACAAAGTCATAGGTGCTATTGGTAAGTTAACTATTGATGGTAAAGTTTACCAAGGTGCAGGAGATGTTGAAGCACCAGCGTTAGCAAGAGCAACAACAGGAGAATGTTTAAAACTAGCAGAGAGTGATGCGTTTAAGAGAGCAAGTATGAGAGCAGGTCTAGGCGTTGAACTATGGAGTGGAACTGATGACTTTTACATGGAAGATACAACACAGCCTATACAAAAAACAGGTAGAGTTAAAGACATTGTCATTGAGAAAGAAGAACAAGAGGCATTGAATAAAGCTAAGCAAAACTTTGCTAAAGATATAGGTGCAGAAGAAGATTCTGTATCAGACCAACTCAATGATATCTTAGAGGGAATGTGTCCTGATAAACAGATAAGAAGTGAGTTAAAGAAAAAATCTTATGACAAATGTATTGAGCAAGGCATGAGCAAAGAAGTTGATGATTGGTCAGATGATGAGATGAAAACCTTTCTTACTTTCTTTGGCGATTTAATGAACGACAATGCAGAGTTATTAAGTGCTGTTACAACAGACATAAGCGACACTAAAATGCAATGTCCTGATTGTAAAAAGTTTGAGAGTGTTGTTGACAACAGAGAGAAAAAGAATAGTGACCCTAAGTTTGCTAAGATACCAGACTTTGCTTGTGACAATTATGGTGCAGACAAAGATGGTTGTGGTAAAGGTTGGTGGATAGGTGGAGATGACTTCCCCTTTGAGAAATGGCTTTAGAGGAGATAGGTAACAACGAGGGATTGAAAAGATTAGTAGAGAGAATCAAGAAAAGATTTCCCGACTACAACTTTGACATCCCTGTTGGTTATGATACTACTCATAAAGCACCTTACCTATGCAAATCTAATACACAAACTTACTTTGACAATGATGGTAATGTTTTTTGTGCAACACGATACAAGCTAACAAGTGAGAGCAATCCACACGCATGGACTTGGGCTACTTGTAACGCTCTAATCAGTACATTAGATGAGCAGAAAGTATACGAAGAACAACAAGATGACATCTTCTAAGGAGATAGATAAGAAAGCTAGACAGGTTGCATTAAACTTGCAATCACTTATGGCAATAGTAGAGTTTGACTACAACAGATACGAGAAGTGCATGGTATGTGGTGAGAAATACAGACATCACATTGATGGGCTTCCTTGTGAAACTGATGCAGTTAAAAAAGAAATAGTAAAGAGGAGATAATATGACAGACTTGTCAAAAGTAAATATGCTAGAACTACTAGCAGAGTTAGAGAAAAGAGGTAGCTTTAAAACAATTATATTTAATAAAGCAGATGGTAAGCAAGAGATTGCTGCGATTTTACCTCTACACCCTATGACTATAACTAATAAAGAAGTAACACAAGAGGAAGAATAATGTATAGACCTTTACCTAATTACTTGACAATACAACCGAGCAAGATAGAGGGTTTAGGTCTATTTGCAATTAAAGATATACCTGCTTATGAAGTTATAGGAATGACTCATGTGCAATGGTTTGGAGAGGATAACAACCTACTGCGTACTCCACTTGGAGGGTTTATTAATCATAGTGATAGACCTAACTGTGAGATACAAGGTAGGATGACACGACATCTTTATACATTGCAAGATATAGAAGCAGGTACAGAGCTTACAGTTAAGTACACAATGTACACATTAGAGGAGGAATAATGGATAAGTATGACAATACTTTTGAAGAGAGAAACAAGAAAAATAAATATGATATGGCTGATGAAGCTATGCAGAACTATTTTAAAAAAGAAGGGCTAGTTGAAAAGAAAGACTGGTTGAAGTTAGGAACAGAGCCTAAAGACACACCTGATATGAAGATGATGTGGTTAGCTTTACAAATACTGCTTATGCCTGATTATATTTTTGTGATGAAAAACAAACTTTATGTTGCAGAAGTAAAAGGCACACTTAAATTTAAAGAGAGTGACTTTAATAAACTAACAGAGATGTATAACAAAGCAGAAAAGTATGACAATGTACGAGTAGGCGTAACTTACTTCGCACATCCTGATGCTGACCCTGTTTGGTTGTCTTATACTAAGATAAAAACACAGTGGAATTATGATAAAATACCTATGCAGTACTATCCAGAGCTTGACTTTGAAGGAAACAAGAAAGCATATAAGGTATTATTAAATAACTAAAAAGCCTATAAACATTAAGGATTTACTCCTCTTAGGATTCGTTTTAAGGGGAGTATTTTTATGAGTGGCACTATGTACCACACAAACTACACGATTCTTAGGTTATCCCAACCTTTTTTATTTACTGTGAATGTTAAGACACCAGGATGTGACCACATACCAGACCGAGCAGTAAAATCTATACTCTTATCTAATGATGGTGACTGAAACCAAGTTCTATCTCCCTGTTGCTTAGCTCTGAAGTGATGATAGTGACCTGTAACTAAAATCTCACACTCTCCAGCTGGTAAGAATCCATACATCTGACCTTTCCACCAAGATTCTATCTTAGCTTCTGCGTTACCACCACCACCACTCATGTGACCATGTGTCATACCAACCTTTACACCTTTAACATCTAACACTTGATGAAATCCTGTTGGTACTTCTACCTTTACCTTCTTGTATCTTGCAGGGTTAGCTTTCATTATCTCTTCACATATTTGTAAGTGCATTGTGTCAGAGTTATCTAATCTATTAGTTGTGACTTGTCCTTTAGCAGACCTTGACATCTCACCATGATTACCTGGAACACCTGCTAGTACTAGCTTGTCAGCCAATGGTAAAAATGTATCTATTGTTTTCATAATAAGACTTCTTGCTAATGCGTACTGTTCTATAAGAGTTAGCTCTATATTATGTGGTTGTGAGTCATAGAAACCATAACAATTCTCTGTTAAATCACCAAGTCCTACCATATATATCTCATTGATAGCAACATTTGCCTTACGCAGTTCCTTAATCCTGTTTACTGCATCTTGTAGGGCAACCTCGTAGCGTTTAAGGGTGTTTTCAACGCCATAATCTTTCTTACCTAGCTGCCAATCAGCCATAAAAAACATAAAGGCTGTGTCACCACCACTATATTTAGTCTTAACTGGTGCTTTCTTCTTAGCTTGTTTAAATAATTCTTGGAAATACTTGTCGTGACCTGGTACTTTCTGCTTAACAATGCCTTTAAAAGCAAAGAATGTTTCTACTTGACCACCTTTTAGCTGTGTATTCCATGATGATGCACGAACTGTGCCTACAATCTCATACTTCTTAGGGTCAAATCCCCAATCTCTAAGTATCTCATCATATTTATTGTGATAGTTTGGGTCAGTACCTACATGAGTAAGCTCACCCATACCTGTTTGTGGATTGATGTCATATCCAGGTTGCCAACCAGACTTGTAGAAGTTGTTACCTAGTTGTTCACCAGTATATTTCTTTTTCTTGGGCATCATACCTCCTGTTCCCTGTTACGAATAGTATACAGAGATGGTATGACAATAAAAGGTTTAACTTATTTTTTTCTTTGCAAATGTTTTGATAACAGATAAAGCTGCTCCACCACCTGCAATAGCTGCAATTTGTAGTGAGTTTATGTCAACTCCAACGAGTGGGCTGATGGTTAAAGCTCCTATGAATCCTTCAATGAAGGTCCATACTGCTCTCTCTAACATATCTTTTAGTTCTGGTGTCATTGTATTAAGTTTCCTAACTTTAATTTTCTCTCTATGCTTTCTAGTTTAACAAGAATTTTGTCTAATTTACTTTCAAAACCAGTTGGTATGTACACATTATCAGATGATTTGTTATCTATGCTAGGACTTTTCTCCTCTATAATCCATTGTCGCCAGGCATCTCCAGGACATTGTGTCTGTTTAAAAGAACTATGTGGTCTTAGCTCTCCACCGACTTGTTCATAGAGCCATTTGACAGATGCAATAGCTTTATCTGAAGGCTTGTCGGTAGGATTGGAGCCACCAAGCCAACACACAGCAACATAATGCTTATTGTTAAAGTTAATTTCTTCACGATTGTTACCTCCTTGTGCTGCACTTCTGTTTCCAAATCCTCTGCCTTCATATATCTGTCCTGTATCTCCTACTAAAAAGTTATAAGCTACATCATTCCAACCTCTATCTTCTTGATGCAGTCTTTGTATTGTTTTACACTGGTCCATCTCTGCCATATTGCCAACAGCAGTAGGATAAGCTGACCAATGTACGACTAAACCTTTTACTTCTCCTAGTTTAGA